CCATCTACTGCGCGTCCAGCAGTCGCTTGAGTTCGTCCGGCGTGCTGGCAGCGTCGAGGGCCGTCTGTAGGACCGCGTCGCGGTCGCGGATGGCCTGACGCTTGGCCTCGGCCGCAACGGCCTTGGCCGGGATGGTGGCCTCGATGTCGAGCGGCGCAAACTCGGCAGCCCTGACCGCACGACGCTTGTCGTGAGCGATGGCCTTGGCCTTGTCAAGATTGATACGGATCACGAGGTGTACTCCCAAGCGTCGCGGAACGTCCTGTCGGACGGGATGTCGTTGACATGCACGATCTTGTACGGGACGCCCGCAGGCACGTCCTTGATTGCAATCTGTTCCAGCGTCAGCCCGCAACCAGCAGCCGGGACGATGATGGCGACGCCGCCGTTACGGGGGTATATGATGCGATGGTCCATTCCGCTCACCTGAAAACAACGGCGCAAACGATGGACGAGTCTACGTTGGAGCCGTTACTGCTTTGCCCTAAAACTTCAAATTGCGTCGTAGAGTAGGTGCCGCCGTCAAACAACTGAGTGGTCTGGTTTGTTCCGCCACCATCGTTTTGTTGCCCAACTACAACCGCTGCGTAATTTACGTCCGGCATGGCCGTCGTAAAGTTTATTGTGTAGTCCCCGGTGCCGTTGTCAGTGATGCTGCTGACATTGACCGCCGCACGGATAGCCACCGTGCCTGTGCCATTGAAGTTCACCCACGCCCGCGCCGCGTAGTATTTCGGGTTGCCGCCCGTCATGGTCATGCCGTTGGTCTGCTGGACCGTATCGGGGAACGTGATGCCTGCGCCGCCGTCGATGGTGATGGTCATGGGTTAGCTCCAGTTGCCGCTGCTGGTCGCCGCTGCGCCGCCGAGTGCGCGGATCTTGAAGAAGGAGCCAATGCCGACAACGGCGGCCGCCGCTTGAGTAAGCGACACCTGCGGGATGAGCGTGCCGCCGACCGAAACGATCACGACGCCGTGAATGCGGGCAAAGGCAACGGTCGCGGTTGAGGCTGTAGCGATGGTTGTGTTAGCCGCAGTGTTGTACGTCACCTGACCAGCGGCCGCAGTTGCCAGCGTGGCCTTGTTGGCAAGCGACCACCAGTACTGTGTGAGTGTCGCGCCGCCACCAAGAGCAAAACCAAAAGACCCCGACGTTGCGCTCATGCTGGACAGCGAGAACTGACACTCAAACTCGTAAGTGCCTGCCACCAGCGTGACTTGGCCGCTGCCTGTCACGTCAAACAGTGCCTGCGCTGCGGTCTGGCTGGTCAGCGTGTTGGTCGCTTGCAACAGGATGTACTGATCGACCAGCACCGCGCCGCGCTGGGACGTTGCGCCCGTCATGAAGAAGGCGGGGTTCTCGAACTCGAACGTGCCGGTCGTTGCGCTGCCGAGCGGGTCGCTGGTAAGGGTCAGTTGGGACATGGTCGCTCCGTTACAGGATCACCCAGCGCGAGCCGGATGGGATGGTGATGGTGACGCTGCCGTTGATTGTCAACGGGCCGGTGGATGAGGCGTTCTTGCCGGATGGGATGGCGTAGGACGTCGTGATGACCTGGCTGTTGAGGATGAACACCTCGTCGCCGCCAGCGCCCGTGGCACCGCCGCCGATGCCCGCCCAGCCAGACGCACCGTAGCCCTCGAAGGCACTGTTCGTGCTGTTGTAGCGGATCATGCCCGTGACGGGCGCGTCCGTGATTGACGTGCCTGCGGCAACCGTCTGCGGGACGCTGACGGTGTAGGTGCCAATGCCGCCAGATCCGGTCAGGAAGTCGGTGACGCGGGTGCCAGCCGTGACGCCCGTGCCTGTGATCGTCGCGCCGATGTAGATCGCGCCGCTGACGACGTTGGTGAGGGTCAGCGTCGTGCCGCTGATCTGGCCCGTGCCGCTGAACGCGCCCGCGCGCTGGGCCGTAGAGCCAACGGGCAGCTTCAACTGCCCCGTGCCGCTCATAAAGAGGTACTGGCCGACGGTGACGGTCTGCGATGCCGCCAGCAGGCGTCCGCTGATCGTCTTGGACCCAGTGATGTTCTCGGACGCCGTCAGCGTGGCAACCGCCGTGGTGCCCGTGAAGGTCGGGCTGTTCGTCAGCGCAACCGTGCCGGTAGCAGCCGGGAAGGTGACGGTGTTGGCTCCAGCAACGGCAGGTGCCCGCAGCTCAACGTAGCCCGAGGTCGAGCCGTACAACCGGACCAAGTTGATGTTGACGGGCGGGATGCCGTCAATGTTGTCGAACGTGCCGACCAGCGTGTCATTGCTCTCCTTGAGGATGAACTTGTAGGCGTCGCCATAGGTCAGCCAGACCTCGGACGGCGGGCGGCCTGCTGCGTCAAGGATGATCGGGTTGGAGTGCGCCGTATTGCCCGTAAAGTCGGTATACGTCGTTTTAGGCGTAGTCGTGCCTGCCGCGTAGGTGAATATCTTGCCGCCCGACAGCGGATCGCCGTTGTCGTCGAAGAACTGCGCGCCGGGGTTGGCAAAAGGGGACAGGTTGACGGTCATGGTGCGAACCTAGCGTAAATCGGGTTGTCAGGCAATCTGGTAGTTGACGTTGTAGGCGTAGGTGGCAGCGGCGCCCGATGGCGCGTTAAGACGAAACTCCAGCAGGGGCCCAGCGGCGATAACAGACCCCACTGCGGTGATGCCGCTGGCGGTGGTGACAAACGTGCCCGCAGCCGTGGACAAGGACAGGTCATCCAAAATCGGCGGCGTCATCTGGAACATGGTGTCGCCCGCCGCAATGGGGTCAAGCGTAAACGTGCCGGTGAGCGCAATGACCGTGCCCATCTGGTTGGCAAAACTTGCCCCCGCCGACACCGTGGTGACGTTGATGACAGGGGTGAAAACAGGGGTGAAAACCGTTGGGGTCGGCAGATAAGTGTGGAGCGTGTCGAAGAACCGATACCATTCGCGGGTCACAAAGACGGGCGTTGAGGGCGGGTCGCGCCTGTTTAGCGCCCCGCGCGGCTCGTTGATCGCCACGCGCTGGGCGGGTATCTGGCTGGCGTTAGGAAGAAGTGCCATCGAGGATCAGCTCCGCACCCATGATGACAATCTTGGTCGGGTCGGTGCCCGATACCTCGTAGACGCGGTCGCGCAGCTTCAGCGTCATGCCAAGCCGCCGCCAGAAGACGCGCGTACCATACCGCCCGATGGCGCCAAGGCTGGTCCAGTGCTCACGCGACCAGGTGTGGCCACCGTCGTCCGACCAGCGCAGCATGGCTTGAGGAACGGGCGTTTCATACGGTAGCGTTGCTGTAGAAGTGATGTAGACGGTATTCGACACAAAATCGATAGCCATGCCCGCAGAGCCGTCCAATAGCTGTTGCGCCGGGCTCGTGTATTCAGGCTGCAAGGCCAATGCTGGGTCTACATATCCCGCACCGCTTTCGCAATCAAGTTGTAGCGTATGGTGCGCCGTGCGGCGCAGGTTGTTGGTGCCCGTCGGCAGCGCGCGCCAAGACCGCAACCACTTCTGTGGCTGGTCGTCGTCGGCGTACACGTTGAGGTCGAAAGCGTAAATGTTACCGTTCTCGTAGTCGCCCACGATGGTCTGGTTGTTGAAGTTCATCTGGCAGTTCGACCTGTGCCGCGTGAACACGCCGTTGGTCAGCCCCGCCCGCTCGTGCCATGCGCCCGTGATCGTGTCGTAGACCCACGTTGCGTTGGCGGTCGGGAACGTCAGGACGTAGAACTTGTGACCTTCCTGCTGGTAGGAGTAGGCCACGGCGTCCGAGATCGTGCTGTAGCTCTGGATGGCGAACTCAACCGCATGGGTCGAGATGCGTTCGCCGCGGTAACCGTTGGCCTGGTAGACGATGCCCCGCCCGCGGGCGTCGGCGCCAAGCCAGAACAGCGTATTGTCCAGCTTGGCGACCGAGTAGACCGCAGCGCAGCCCAACTCGTTGAACGCGCCTTGGATGCGCTGAAGCGGAAAATCGGCCGTGCCAGCGTTGTACCAGACCTCAGTCGTGCCCGTGCCGAATAGCCACGCCTCGCGGTGATCGACGTTTACCGAAATCAATTGGTCCGGGGCGCCCTCGGCGCTGGCGAAGTCCAGTGGGTCAACGCTGGTGCCGTCCAGCAGGCTTGTCACCCAAATTTTCTGGCTGTTTGGCTCGTTGAACACGAAATAGCCGTCTAGGTAGCCGACCGTGGACGCGCCGGGAAAGTCCGGGTCGCCAATCGGCGCGAACGCGCCGGTGCTCATGTTGTAGATGTAGCCGTCCGGGTTGGCCGCGATGAAGATCTGCGTGCCGTTGTCTGCGATGGACACCGGGCCCGAACCGTTGATGGTGCCGAGGAACGTCGCGTTGTAGGATGTGTCGATCTTGTACAGTCCGTCGCCGGACACAACGTAGCCGTCAGAACCCGTGATCTGAGGCGACCACAAGCCGCGAACAGGGCCGGGGCCAACGGTCGCCAGCTTGCGCAGTCCCGGCGCGCGGTTGAGGAAGGCGGGCTGCTTGCCGCCTTCTGGCACGACCTCGGGGAACAGGTTGACCATACGGCTGTCCGCAGCGTTGACGCTGCGGGCGACGTAACTGGACCCAAGGATCGGCGTCTGCATCAGTAGTTTCCAGCGAAGATATTGAACCGCTGGCGGGTGGCCACGATGCTGTAGGGCATCGACATGATGTCGTCGGGGTTGTTGATGCGCTTCAGGTTGCGCTTCGAGGTCATGGCGATGCGCTGCACCTGCCGCGACGGCTCAGTGCCGAACTCAGGGGCCAACTCGCAGGCAAGGTTGTAGCGGAAACAACGGAGGTAACCAGGCGGAAAGGCCAGATCGGTCGCCAGATTGGCGGGCTGGGTCAGCTCTTCGACAGAGACGACGTGGAACTCCAGCACCTTGGTCGGCACGGGATAAACGTACATCTCAATGTCAGGGTAGGTCATGTTGACCCAGAGCACCTGCGGGTAGGTGCTGGTCACGGTCTTGACGGCGATGCCGTTGTACTGCTGCTGATTGATCAGCTTGAGGCCAAACGAGATGCCGTTGGACGGATCTCGAAAATAGGTGCTGTCGTCAATAGCAATCGGGCGGTTGGCGACGATGTCGCCGGTCGGGCCGAACGTGCGCGACCGCTGACCGGGTGGCCAAGTAACAACCTGATCTTGCGTGGAGAACACGGCGAGGCGCTCGGTGTTCCACGACTGGATCATCTGGTTCATGGCGAGCAGGGCGTCCTGCGATGTTTCAGACGAAGGCGTTTCGCCTTCCGCCAGAACGCCCAGAAGCCTCAGTGATCCATTGATCAGATCGCCAGCCGTCGTCATGTCATTCGCTCGCTTCTAGCCGGGGCCGACCGCGGCGCCGGGGTTCAAGCATGACATTACTCGGTTCCGGCGCATCATTCAACGGTTCGTCTGGGTCGAACCGCGACCAGCCGTTCATCTCGTCATACTGCGCTTCCATTTCCATGGACGCAATCTTGACGCCGTGCTTGGGGTGGCGAAGATAGATCATTGTTCCCTCCTGATAAGGGGCGGGCGGCCGAAGCCGCCCGCCTGTCTGTTACGCTGCGCGGTACAGCGTCCAAGCGCTGGCAGCGCCTGGCAGAGACGACTTGCGGGCGATGAAGAATGCGCCGGTCGTCACGGGGATCGTCATTGTCAGCGAACCGGAGATCGTCCAGCCCGTGCCAGCAGCGATGATGGCCGTGGCCGAAGAGGTGCCGAGGTTCACCACACGGAACGTGAAGGCAGTGCCCGTCTTGTCCGAGTTAACTAGAACGGCTTCCAGTTCAGCCACCGTCGGCAGCGTGTAGGTCACGGATGCCGCAGTGATGCCGCTGTTTGCGAGGATCAGGCCGTTGAGAACCTGAGCCGGGGTGAGCGTCGCCGCGGTCGTGACCGATACGGGCTCGGGGAGCGCGTCGATGAGCGGTTCGTTGAGGTTGCCGTCACCGATCTGGTAACCGCCGCCGCCATTGGGAAGTGCCATGTGAGTATCTCCTATCTTTACCTGTTAGCCCCAGATGCGCGCGGCCATCTGCGGACGGATGGTCGAGAAGCCGTACAGCACGTCAATACGGCACGGCAGACGATCATTGTTGATGTCGTACTGGCGCACGATACGCATCGAGATGCCGTTGTGAACCTGGCGGGAAGCCATATCGACGCCGCTCGGCATGATCAGGTCAGCCGTGGCGAAGGAGATGGCGTCCTTGTGGTACACAAGGTTCTGCGGGTACTGGGTCGAAGCCGCGCCGATGAAGGTGACAGCCTTGCCGGTGATCGTCAGGGTGTTGACGGTCGCCAGAGCGTTCGACGGCGAGTAGAGCGCCGGAGAAACGCTGAGGGTCACGGCGCCACCAGCAGACGAGGTAGCCGCAGCGGTCACGACGAACTGCTGAAGCGAACCCGTGCTTTCGCGGGTCTGCGGGTTGACCGAGTAGCAGTCGGCCACCGTGAACACGTCACCAACGGTGAAGGTCAGGGTGTTGCCAGCGGATGCGAGCGTGATGGTCGTAGCGCCTTCCGAGGCGTTGCCGTTGACGGTCGCGCCCGTGGCAGCGCGCGAGCCAGTCGTGTGCTGCTTGATGGACTGCGACATGTTGATTTCCTCGTAGCCGAGGACACCTTCACCCATCATGCCGTTCTTGAACTGACGGGAGATCGTGTCAACGGGGTTGAAGAGACCCTTCATGCCTTCGACCAGACCCGCGTTGGCCGCCGGGTTCACCGTGGCGTAGCGGTTCGGCATCATGGCAGCGTACTCGTTCAGCTTCTGCTGGGCCTGAAGCAGGACAAGCGAAGTGGCCGGGGTCGTGCCGGGGGTGCCGACGGACGAGAAGATCGACTTGTAGGAATTGGCAACGTCAGCGTCGATGGAGGACGCAAGCTGCGAAATACGCGGCTTGAGCACACGATCAGCGAAGTCGTCGAGCTGCATGGTCAGTTCGGCCGACGTGAAGTTGACGCCGATGTGCTTCTGGTTGGAGACGGTGAGCGTGGTGAACTGCTCGTTGTCGTCCTGAACCTGAAGGGCAGCGCCGTCGGTCACCAGCGCACGGTCGGGCAGACGGATGCGGAGGGTAGAGCCGATCTTGGCACCTTCAACGGCGAAGCTGTCGTCGTAGGCGCGGTTGACGTTGCGGGTGATCACCAGGTTGTTCTCAAGGATTTCGAGAGCCTTCCGGGTGATCATGTCGATAGTAAGAATGCTGTTAGCCATTGTCTTTTCCTTGGCTTAGCGTTTGCGTTGTGCCTCGTACTTCTTCGTCTGGCGCAGCCGTTCTGCTTCAATCCACTCCGACGTTGACATGCTCTTGATGGAGCGCGGGTCGGTGGTGTCGAACGCAGGCGCACCAGAGGTGCGGGCCGTGACCGGACTGATAGGAGCCGGGGCGGTTGAGGTCTTCTTAGCCGGTGGAGATGACGCCAGTTTGGCCTCGATCTTTCCGATTTCCCGTGCCTGCAAGAGCGGGCTGAGGCGCGCAATCCGTTCGGCTTCCTTCGGGTTCGACCCCAAGTGATAGATCACATCGGGACCGATCTCGGAAGACTGAATGGTCTGCGCCATCGTTTCCGTGATTGGCAGCTTCGGGTTGTAAGCGACCTGTTCAAAGTCGTCGTACTTGCCGCGGGCTTCCTCTTCACGGTCCTGATAGGCTTCGAGCGTTGCCGTGCGTTCCGCCTCCGCTTCCCGCTGGGCCAGCATCTCTGCCGCCTTGCGTTCCGCCATGGCTTCTG